CAGGCCCCGCCAACGCTCCGGCCAACATCTACGCCACGACCATGATCAAGGCCGGGGCGTCCACCGCCCTGAAGTCGGACCGCCTCTCCATCACCGGGGCGAACGGGGATCCAGGAACCCTTGTCGCCGGAGACCTCTGGTATCACACCGGCACCGGGAAGCTCCGGTACTACAACGGGGCGTCCTCCCTCGACCTTTCGACGGGGGCAGCCGGGATTCCCAATCCCGGCACGAAGGCCACGAACGACATCCTTCAGTACAATTCAGGAGGGACTTGGGATGCGGTAGGGGCAGCGACGGGGGACAGGATCCAGGGAACTCTGCACTTCTACACCAATGGGGCCGCGATCAAGATAGACGGGGGCCTCTATTTTGACGGGTCCGCGCCCTCGACCAACATCATCGGGTGGACGACGGATGGCGGAGGGTACATCGGCCAGGCAGGCACCTTCCGGCCAGACACCATCTATGCCAAGACGGCGATGTACGCCGCAGGGCAGCTGATGATGAAGGCTGGGGACTCGACGGGCGGAGACCTGAGCGGAACGTACCCTTCGACGTTGACGGTGGCGAAGGTCCAGGGCTACTCGATGACCTCGGGTGCCCCGGCGAAGGGAGACGCATGGCAATTTGACGGGACGAACTGGATCCATGATCGAAGCCGCTACCGGGTGCTGGCGTATGGCGCGACGAGTTTCAACTCGGCTTCCGGGGAAGTGACTGTCTGTAGCTATGCCACGGGGGCCAGCGAGTTCACCGCGAACTCAATGGTACACATGATCTTCGTGGTGAAGAACGGATCCAACCCGCAGATCGCGTGCCGGTCGTACTACGGCGGAACGAAACTGACCGATGTCGGGGCGTGGACCTACTCTCACAACAAGGTCGATATTTGGGACTGGGTGGCCCCCGACAACACATCGAACTGCCAGTATTACTACGATCACTACGGCGGCGTAGGAACGACCGACCTGGCAGTCGGGGCCAACTGGATGACGACGGGTGCCACCTGGTCCGCGAGAATCCAGAACACCAATGCCGGAGGCGGGACGACCTACGTCCGCGCCTGGATCATCGAACTCCACCAGGGAGCTTAGGAACAGCGATGGCCATCAAGATCGGGATCACGCGGGAGGAGACGACCGAGGACGGGGGATGGTTCCGCAACCTCGTCCTCATCGGCGGGGAGGTTTCTTCCGCCGACGAAGCCATCAGCTTCCTCGTCTTCAAGGACACGACCAACGGCAAGAAGTACAAGCTTCAGGTCACGAACGGGGCCATCGAGATGGTCGAGGTAGTGTAGTGGAAGACCCGAACTCTAAGCCGAAGTCCGTCGAAGAGCGGACTGCCGAGATCCTCATGGGGCCTCCGAAGGAGGTCTACGACGCCGCCAAGAACGTGAAGGGGCGGTGGAGGGACATCGTCACCCGCAAGCGGCCTGACGGCACGGAGGAAGTGGTCGAGGACACGGGCTGGAAGAAGAACACCATCGTCCAGGGGATGCCCAAGGTTCTCGCGGGCCTGATGAGAAACGAGCCTACGTACAACGGGGGCATCCTCTACCACGCGATGGGACGGGGGAACGCGGCATGGGATCCCCTCCCGATTCCCCCCACGCCGGTCTACAGCACGGTCCAGCTGGTGGATGAATACTTCCGCAAGGCCCCGACTTCGATCTCCTACCTGGACCCGCTGGGGAACCCCTCCCCCGTCATCACTGGGTCCATCCTCGTCCAGACGGTGCTGGACTACACGGAGGCCAACGGGATGGCTGGGGAGTACATCCGGGAGCAGGGACTCTTCTGCGCGACCGCGACAGGAATCCTGAATTCTGGTATTCTGGCGAGCGTGATTTTCCATGTTGCCAAGTGGAAAGACAGCAACGTGAAGATCACAAGGTATTGGAACATCATCTTTTAGCGCAAACGGTTTGCGAAGCCGAGTGAGTGGCGGGGGGTACCGATGGGTCAGAACACCGCAATCATAACGCGGAATATGTACGACGAAGCTCGTCGCTACGTTTTAACGGTGCTACAGGCCGGGGTTCCCCTCGTTGACGCCGACTACAACGATCAAATGCTCTCCCTCTTCACCCAACTCCGCCGGGTGGTCCAGACGGGGATCGGGGATGGGTCGGTGGGAGACGCCTTCAAGATCCAGCAATACCTCCCCGATCCCGTGAACAATTTCATGGTCACCGGTGGGCAGACCCTCGCCACGGCGGCCATCACCATCGACGCCACACCCAAGGTCACGGCCCTTCCGCAACCGGGGCCGGAGGGCCTGTTCAACAAGGGGCACAACGCCCAGCTATGGGCGAGCGAGACTTATAAGGTGGGGACGGAGACCGCCCCCGGCTCCACCAAGATTTCCACGACAGCCTTCCCCGACGACACGCTGGAGGATTCGGCGGCACAATTCGTTCCCGGATCCCTCGTAGGGCTCACCCTGGTTCCCGACATCACCGTTCCCGCGAACCAGTACCCCATCGTCGCCAACACGGCGAATACGATCCAGGCGAACGGGACGATGGTTGTCGTGGCCGGGCAGAATTACCGGGTGATGATGACGACGCCGGGGGCGAACCGGAAAGACCTGGTGTACCTCGACTGCTACCTCGACGAGATCAACCCCACGGAGGACACGAACCTCAAGCATCAGTTCGACTCCATGCTCATCGAGGCGATGTTCAGGGAGAAGATCATCCAGACGGTTCTGGTGCAGGAGGGGGTTACCCTCCCGATGAGCATCCCGACCGGGTGGACGGACGCGGACGGCAACGCGCACGTGATCGTCCCCCTGGCCCTCATCGACCGGCCTGCCGGGAACGCGAACATCACCGACGCCATGATCACGGACCTCCGCCGGAAAATCTTCAGGCTGGACGAGATCGACGACCGTTTCGTGAACGTGACCGGGGACACCATGACGGGCACCCTGGTCATGCAGGCGAACATCATCATGGCCCCAGGCAGGAAGGTGCTGGGGACCTGCGTGATTGACGGGAACGCCCTCTGCGAGAACGTGGTTGCCCAGCGGCACATGAAGAGGGACTCCCACCTTCTCGGGAGCTTCGACGCAGTACCGACCTGGAGCCAGGTGAACAATCCGCTGGACCCGAACCACTTCAAGGTCCACGACAACAGGTACTACGAGAAGTCCGTCCTCGACGCGATGATCGGGGCAAACCTGATTTCCAACGGCCTGTTCGACGACGGGCTGGTGGGGTGGGAGAACCTGGCCCCGAGGCCCCTCTACGGCTACCCGCAGATGGAGGCCGACAAGATCATCGTGGCGATCAGCCTGTGCGGGGCGACCTGTGAAGGAGGATTCTGCTCCTGCCGCTCGCTTCAGGTCTACATCCCCGCCGGGAACCGCATCTGCACGGTTTGCGCCGTGCGGCAGGAGGTCTGCGGCGGGATCAAGTGCGGCGGGGAGTTCATGCTCATCCATACCCTCTGCGTCACCAAGGGCGAGGAGGCGGTGATCCCCTTCCTGGTGTTCGACCTCTACTCCTCTTGCCAGTACGTCGGGACGCGGCGGTACCAGATGTGGACCCCGTCGCTGGATCAGCCCGACAAGCTGGGCATCGACAAGTACGACGGCTTCGTGAGGATGGAGAAGAAGATCGACCTCCCGAAGTGCGTGGACAACGCGGTGGTGACCCTGTGCTTCCAGGTCATTCCGCTGAAGGTGCTGAACCCTCCCCCGCCGCCGATCACCTGCGACGAGTGCAGGCAGGGCGATCCGCTGACCGAGGGGACGGGGGCCATCTGGTTCTGCGTCGAGAACCCGGTGCAGCTCACCCCGTTCGCCATCTGCCGGAACTTCCCGACGCCCGAGGCGGTGGTGGACGCGGTCTCCTTCGACATCCAGTCCAGCCGCCCCGGGGTCACGGTCAGGACGATCCTTCTGGATGCCAGCGGAAAGCGGGCCTACCACGACGACGTGCTGACGGGGGGTCTCGATTCGTTCTTGGTCACCAGACCCTCCTTCTCGATGCCCGACGGTCAGGTGGACTGGCAGAACATCATCTCCTGGTGCCAGTACTGGCAGGATCCCCAGGCGTACGACGACAACGCCACGGACAACTGGAAGATCGACAACGTGCTGGTCGAGGGGTGGAATGACATCGAAGCCCTATTCGAGCAGCAACTGGCCTACTGCGGGTATCAGGAGGAGCCCGGCCAGCCTCGCTCGATGAATCGGGGGCCGACGCCGGTGCCTCCGGACCCGAACCCGCCCTCGCCCGCGTGTGAGGTGGGGCCGGATCCCTTCGAGATTTCGATCTGCGCTGTGCAGATGCGCCGGATCAGCGGGCCGGAAGGAGAGATCGACCCGGGAATCGGGTGCAAGACGAACAAGATCCCGGTCATCACGACCGTGCAACTGGATGGAACGGTGAACTTCACCCCGGCATTCAACCAAGTGGCGACCGTTCTGGAAGTCCTCGAAGAGGATTGCCTGGTGCAGGAGCCCGAGGAACCAGAAGGGCCGCAGTGAGAGGTGGACGATGGGCAGGTGGCCTACGGATTTTCCGGGTCTGGTGATCGACCCGCAGCGCCAGTGCGTCGTGAACCAGATCGAGCTGGCGAGGTTCCCCGTCAGGGTGTGCGAGTGCTTCTCCGACTGCACGAACCCTGGCGCACCCTTCCCCATGCTCACCGAGTGCTTCATCTACGGCGTTCAGCTCGGGGACTTGGACAAGGGGTGCCCGCTCATCACGGACGGGGCGCTCGGGGTGACCGTGGGGTTCCTGGAAGCGCACTTCTTCGTGAAGCTGGCCCTCACGGCGGATACGGATTTCCTCCAGAGTGGAGGCACCCCGGTCAACACGGCTCTCCGATTCAACCTCTACATCGGGAAGCCCGTCGGGCTCTACGAGGTTTACCTCGTGGACGATGCCGGGAACCGGGCCTACATTTCCTTTGAGCCCGCCGTGGGCTCGATCCTCTGGGTGAACATCCCTCTGGGGGATTTCACCCTCATCGACGCGGGGATCTTCCACTGGGACAAGGTCCGCTCCATCTACTTTGGGTTCACGAATAATTTTCAGGTGGCCGAGTGCATGATGGCCCTGGACAACGTCCGCATCTGCACGAACGCCGGGGGGATCGGGGGGTTCTCGTTCAATCCCGACTCGGAGCCCTACGGATCGAACGATCCCACTGACGTCTGCGTCATGCTGGAAAACTTCGACAGCGAGCAGTCCCTTGAGCGGGTGACCTGCGACGCCCCTGAGCCAAGGTCTCCGACTCCCGAGGAGTGCGACAAGTGCGTGGTCGGGCCGCCGCTCATCGACGGAAACGGGGCGATCCACTTCTGCGTGGATACCATTCCCGAGCCGTTCTACCCCCCGAGCATTCGGTACATCTCGTCCGCCTTCGCCCTCACCACGGATATCACCTTCACGATCTACTCCTGGAGGCCAGGGGTGAACGTCAGGGTGATCCTGGTTGATTTCTCTGGCCGCAGGGCGATCTACAACCTCGTGGCTATCGGGGGGTCGCAGACGGTCACGGTCAGCCTTCTTGCCTTCACGTATCCCGACGGAGGTTTCGACTTCGCCAACGTGACGGGATGGTGGACGATCTTCGGAACGGCGGGGGTCAACTCCGATGACCGGTTCGCCGTGGACGAGTTGAGGACGAACGGCGGGGCCATTCTCATCAACGACATGAGCACCCTCGCTGACATCTACTGCGGGTACGATCCGGAGCCCCAGGAACCAAACACAACGATGGAGTGTGAGTGGGTCGCCCTCCCCGCCGTGTTGCCGCACGTTCCGCCTCCCGCTGGGAACGTGAATTTCGACGCGCTCACGTGGACGGGACCTCTCACCATCGCCACGGCCAGCCAGCCCTGCGACGATCCTCTCGGGTACTGGGATCTCGGGTTCGACGATCCCCAGGATCCGTTGGGCAACAATGACGTGCAGATCGGATTCAATCTCCCGGCCCTGCCCCCCTCGCTGGTGCTGCGAGAGATCCTTTTGACGCTGTTCGACGAGGCGGGCCGCGAGCTGATGATCCAGGTGTACCCGCCCGCTCTTGTGATCGGGGACAACCTCATCACCGTGGGTCTCACCACGCCCGGGGCGGGGCAGCCAACCCTGGAGTCGAAGGGGAAGTTCAACGGTCGCAGGGTCATGTACTGGCAGATCGGATTCATCGGGGTGGAGGTTGACGCGATCGTCTACCCCTTCATCATCAATTTCGAGGGGTTTCAGTTCAGGGCGAACGGGAACGTCACGAAGGCTTTCCTGTTCCAGAACTACGGCATCGACCCGGACACCGGGAAGATCGACTTCGAGGCCAAGGGGGGCTACTCCTGCTACGAGGACTGGAGACAGGTCAAGGTCGTACCCATCAACACGCCGTTCGAGTTCCTCGCGGGCGCGGGAGTGACGGTGGACACGGATCCGAATTTTGTCGAGAACTACATCGGGATCGACAGGGGGAAGATCCCCGTCCACGACGACAGGTCGGAGCTGCGGACGGAAGTCTGGATGCCGGGGACCGGGTTCAATCCGGGGTATATGGCGGGGCATGGCTGGAGCCATCTCGACTTCCGTTACCGGGCGAGACCCGATTCCCCCGCCCCTGGCGTTCCGTGTGACATGTATTACGTGATCCAGACCGTGCGCGGGCAGACGGCTACGGTCAAGTTCAACAGCCATGACGGTGGACCGCCGATTCTTCCGCTCGATCAATGGAGACAATTCACCACCGACAAATGGAACATGAACATGCCGATGGGAGACATCCTGTCGGACTACTGGCGGCTGTTCCGCGTGGTGAAGGAGAAGACGATAAACCAGCCGAGGACGGGGGTTGTTCCGACGGGCAGGGATCAGTACATGGGGGACGAGCTCGACTTTCTCAGGGTGAGAACCCACGGCGATGGAAATGACCAGAACTTCGTCGGAAACTGCGGAAGGCCCACGGTCGAGGCGGTGAGGGACAACGGCCAGTGGGCTTCCATCGCCGCCTACGGGGACGACCAGCCCGACTACTTCAACGGGCACGTCCACCACGAAACTGACTGCGGCGTGGCGGGGGGGAACCTGACGGGCGACCCCCCTCCGGGGTGGCCCTTCAGCGGCCCTGGGGAAGTGTCTCCTTACCACCAGGCGTTCGACGGCTGGATGAAGATCAACAAGCTGATCGAAGGACAGGGGGTGATGAGCGTCCAGTTCCCGAGGCCCATCAACCTGTCGGCGGAGGTCTTGAATCCCAACTCGTTCTTCCAGATTTTCGCGTACGGGACCAACTTCGGTTTGGGATTAAACCTGGAGACCATCTCCGAGGTGCAGCTGATCCTCCGCGACGGGACAGGGGGGACGGCAACCATCAGTCTTGGGACGGGCGCATTGGGCTCCGGCCTCCTGGGAGCCCCGCAGGGATGGAACATCGCCAACCTGTGGGTGATATCTGGGTTCCAGGCGACAAACAATCTCTATGCCATGCTGTTCCGGTTCAGCGAAAGCACGGATGCTGGTCTCAACTGGAATGCCGTCACGGGCTACGAGCTGAAGTCGAATCACGCCAATGACGGCTGGAGAATGTCCAAGACGTGGTTCTTCCAGGACTGCTACGGGACGTTCATTGCCCCGACCCTCATCTACAACTGGGACAGGACGACCTGGACGAACCTCATCGGGTTCCAGAACCCGTCGAACCAGTTCTCGGTGGGCAAGGCGATTGACCCGATGACGACCCCGGTGGTCGCCCTGAACTGCGACCGGACCAAGAAGATCGCCTACTGGGGCATGGACGAGAACTGGATCCGGGTCGCGGACATCGTGCTGGTTCCGGCCAAGTACAGGGACGACACCATCGTGGGGATCAATGGAAATCGGGGGTACGATCCCCTCGGGAATCCGCTTCCTGGGGTCCTGGAGGCCCTCGCCAGGGACACGCGGGCGTGGTACGGAAACATCGCCTTCCGGGTGCCCCCGTTCGCCGGGTGCCGGAACATCTGGATGGACTTCTGCTACATCGAGGAGGTGATCTGCCTTGGCGAGGACATGGGGAAGGCGATCTACGATTTCTGGGACACGGCCTGCCCGTGCTGGGGGCCGCAGCAAGAAATCTCCACCCTCGTAACCCACTACCGGGGGAAAGTTCCGCTGACGAATAGGCCCCTGCCGGGGTGGATGGACCGCATCCTGCCGGATGACCGGTTCATCCTGGAGCCAGGGGCGCAGCCGCTTCCGGGGGGCTACCCGGAGTCCATCTATTTCGAGTACTGCGCCATCCCCGACTGCGACGTGGAGACGGTGGACGACACGGACCCGGATTTCACGGTCACCAGGAGAACGCCGACCTGCTCGCGGCCTGACGATCCCTTGAACACCATGTACGGGTACTACCGCGTCGAGGTCGAGGTGGTCGCCAAATCCGCGCTGATCACGGTGAACTGGGCCGACGTTCTGAATCCCGGAGAGACCCTGGTCAGCGGGGCCATGTCCGGATTGGCAGCCCTCGCGGGGATCGGGGATTCCTACAAGTGGGAGTACATCGTCAAGACCGCCCAGCTCCAGGGAGGTTCGATCGTCATCACGGGGGCCGCCTGGTCGGTCGCGCCTCCGGTCACCCTGGTCTCTCCGGCCATCACGATGGACGTGGATTGCGACACGGTTTCCTGGCACACCTTCGGAAGCCAGAACCCGAACGTCTACGGCCAAGTATTCTGGGCGGGGGGAGGAAGACCGGACCCGGTGGTCCCCCCGAACGTGAAATTGTGGACGAAGGTCTACGCCGGGCCGGGGTCGGCGGGCCTGAGCAAGCGGGAGCAGTACCTCTTCGGGGACGCGGTGATACCCGCCCCCCCTCCTCCCACGAACAGCTTCACCTTCCAGCTCGGCGGGACGGGCATCGAGGGCTTCGCCGTCGGGTTCCCTGTCTGGATCTTCAACACGAACTTTGTGGACAACCCCGCCAGGGCGGTCACCGGCCTGGACATCGAGGCCGAGGAAATGATGATCGACCCGAACGAGGAGATCACCGGCCTCTACGGCGTGGTGACCGCCGTGGACCCCGCTCTCATGCGGGTCACCGTCCAGTTCAACGACATACCGAACCAGCAAGTGCGTTTCACCATGCTGGCGATGGCCTGCATCATGGTCGCCCCGGACCAGTCGCGGGGCTACTACTGGGAGGCGAGCCCGGATCTGGTTGACATCTGCAAGCTCCTTCCGTACTTGGGATCCGGAAGGGCGGAACTGCGGTGGGGATTCCACTACTGGAACTCGACCAAGTACCCTGCCATCGAGACACAGGGGGCCGGGTACATCTGCGACGGAGACGGGGAGAGCTACCTCTACGAGTTCCACGGGGAGGCCGCGAAGGAGATCATCAACCCCGTGGACTGGATGGACCTCCTGTGCAGCCCGGTGCAGGAGACCAAGCTCTCGAACGACGCCCTTCCCACGCAGGACGACATCCGGGTGTGCGACTACTGCCTGTTCCAGCCATGCTCAATCGTTCAGATCGTGGATGAGAACTGCACGGGCAAGGAGGGGGGCGGCCCCGGATACATCGGGTCGGTCGCGCTGACGACGCCAGATGACCTGGCGAAGACCTGTGCGTCCCTCTACGCCGCCGAGGGGCACCTGAAGATCATCCCAGCGATCCCGGCGGCGGTTACCGGATGTGGGCTCATCGACGGATTCAAGACGACGCGGAGGGCCAGGGCGTTCGTGAAGCCCGACGTGGCGCGGTACGCCTACAGCCCGACCACGAAGGTCGATGCCAACGGAGTTCCGGTTGAGGGGCAGAACTTCGTGGGTGTGGACTTTGCGACCGGGCTGTTCACCTTCATCCCGGACGTCGTGGTGAGCAACCCCTGCGTCTGCTTCAAGGCGCTCAACTCAAGCATCAAGATCGAGCCTTTGTTCCCTGGCATCTACTTCCTGAAGGGGATCGACAAGAGCGGGTGCAAGAGCCCGCCGAGCAAGCCCATCAAGGTTGCCGGGGAATCGACGGAGCCAGAGGACTGCGGCGTGGGGTTGAGCCCGACGCTTTTGTTCCACAAGACGCTCAATGATGGGGAGCAGGAATACGTAGGGCCGCAAGGGGCGGATCTCCCCATCTTGGGATCGACCATCAACTTCACCCTCTCCTCCCCGTCGAGGGTGGAGTTCCGGGTGTCCTTCTTCGGGTTTGACGTGGTTTGGGGAAGCAAGCTGGGGAAGGACATGACGGGCTTGACCGAGCTTTGGGTCAAAGACCTGCAATCCCCCGCTGCCTACAAGATCATGGACAGGCTTCTCATGGCTCGCGCCCAGGAGCAGGGCGGCCAGCCGGATGCGGAAGCTGACGGCGGGGCCGGGTCCGTGGGATCCAGGGTCGTCGATCTTCCGGCGGGGGCCTACGTGTTTGACCTCATCATAAGGAACGGTGCTCCGCCGTCCACCGGAAGGACCAGATCCCCCATCGACATCCAGGTCTGGCGGTACGGGGTGTGCATTCCCCCGATGTAGGAGCGGTTATGGGTAATCCGAAGACACGGGTGGTTTGGGTGGTCTACAGCGAGGGGTCGGGGGCGGTGCAGGCCCTCTACTTCCGAGACCCGAAGACCGTGAAGCAGGGCTACAGGGTCGTCAAGACCTCCTTGAGTGAGCAGGAAATCCAGCGCCCCCACCATCTGAAGGTGGTGGGGGAACGGGTTTTCAGCGCCCTCGCCTTGGGGGGAATCTGAAAAGAATTGTATCTTGGTGATTGCTCTGGTAGGATTCTTTCGTTGGACATCTTTAGGAATCTGAAGAAGGAGGACGCCGATGGCACCGCCGCCCATTCCGGTCATCACCGAAGACATCGTGTTCCAGCACATCTCCAGCCCGCTGGGAATGCCGGGATCGCCCTTCGACAAGGCCCTGGCGATGCGGGACCAGATCGTCGTGGGCTTCATCCAGAAGATCAACCGGCTGCCGTACCGTTCCCTCAACGGCGGCATCCTGTCCGACCTCTGGGGCAACGAGGTCAAGGCCAACAACGCCGCGATCTTCCCCGGCATGGGGAACTTCGGGCCGGGCGGCGGACCCCTGGCGTAGCAGGTACGAGCACGTCTCTCGTACGTCGATTAGGGAGTGGGCGGAGCAGTCTCCGCCCGCTTTCCTATAGGGGTCACCATGAAGAAGGCTCTGCTCGTCGGCATCAACAGATACCCGTCTTCGCCCCTCAAGGGGTGCGTGAACGACGTCGAGGACTGGCACAGGCTTCTCTCCTCCATCGGCCACTACCCCGCCGACAGCATCCGGGCGGTGTGCGACGAACGCGCCACGACCCAAGGCATCCGGGACCGCATGGCGTGGCTCAAGGAGGGCCTGAAGGGGCCGGGCGACGAGGTCTTCTTCGCTTTCTCCGGCCACGGCTCCCAGGTGCGGGACCGGGGCGTCCTCGACGAGCTTGCCGACAACATGGACGAGATCCTCTGCCCGGTGGACCTCGACTGGAACACCAGGGTCATCACGGACGACGACATCGGGGACTGGCTCAAGACCTTCCCGAAGGGAACTAAAATCACGGTGGTCCTCGACTGCTGCCATTCCGGGACCGGGACCAGGGAGATTCGGCCCCCGCAGGAGAACCCGCACTACAAGGCCGATCGCTACCTCCCTCCCCCTTTGGATATCTCCCTCCGCGCCGAGGGGCTCGCCACGCGGAAGGATGTGGATACCAGCGTCAAGATCGGGCGTGGGCGCGGGAAGCGAAACGGCTGGCGGGAAGCCAAGGCGAACGGCAAGAAAAAGAGCCTCTTCTGGTGGAAGAATCCCTGCTCGCGGCCCAAGCCTGCCACGATTTCCATCCCCGTCGCCACGATGAACCACGTGCTCATCGCGGGGTGCAGGAGTGACCAGACCAGCGCAGACGCCCTCATCAACAGACGGTACAACGGGGCTCTTACCTGCTACCTGGTGACGGCCATGCGGCTGATGCCGGGAAAGCCGATTCGAGAAGTACACGCGCTGGCGCGGAAGTCGATCTTGGATGCGGGATACACGCAGGACTCGCAGCTGGAAGGCCCCGAAAGCCTTCTGTCCCAGACGATGTTCCTGCCCTGATTTCGCAAACCATTTGCGGAGGAACTTCAATGGTGAATCGGTATTACACCCCGAGCGACATGGTTGTCCGAGGCAACCTGCTGGAAGACATGCAGGCTGACAAGGAAGCCATCGCCAACGGATTTCATGGGGTTCAGGAAGAGGAGAAGATGATGGACGCGGGAGGGGCGGGGGTGGACTACGTCCACTTCCTTTCGCAGCCCAACGCCGAGGATGCCATCATGATCGACGGGCAGATCTACCGCTACTTCCAGGGGTCGCCCCCGAGGCCGCCGCGCCCGCCGTGGAGACCGCCGTGGAGGCCCCCCTCTCCGAGGCCGCCGTTCGATCCCTTCCGCGAAAGGGAGATTCTTCCGAGGGAGATCCCGCCCGGCGAGTTCGACGTGGGGATTCTCATCGGGGACGATGTCGAGCAGACCATCGACCGTACCGCCGCCGCGATCGAGAACAACATCTACACGGGCGTCCGGGGCATCCGGGCCGTCAACGGAGCCGGGCCGGTCCTGCTCCTGGCGGCCAGGTGGGCGGGGGCCGACTCGAACTTCCCCGTCGAGGAGAGCACGGCGGGGGTCCGCATGGTGGTGGGGGAGGGGGAAGCGCGGAGCGCGGCGACCCCCCGGCAGAGGAAGGTCATCACCTGCAACTACGCCATGAACGGGCGCGACATCGCGGCCTTGGCAGCGCCGTGCGAGATCCCGATCATGTGCTGCATCGCCAGCACCCCCCCGCAGTTCGGGGGGGCGATCCTTCTGAGAAGCATGGGGCTCAACGTGGTCCCCTTCACGACGGACATCGGCTTCGGCGTTCGGCAGATCGGGGACGAGCTCTGGATCATCACGGTTCACGACCTGGGCGGAGTCATCCTGGAAGGAGACGCCCTGCTCGTGACCGCGTGGACGTAACCCGCTGAAGGCGGAGAGGAAAAGGAGGACAGCATGGCTCCCTACATCAGACCCGACAAGGCGATCCATCCGAACATCATCGAGAAGATGGAAGAGGACCGCGACGCGATCCAGGCCGCCTTCTCCTCCAGCATCATCGAGACCTCGGTGGACTTCATCCACGACGTTCCCCCGGTGGGGGGCGACGTGCGGATCAGGACGGCGCTGGGCACGATGACCCCCATCGAGGGGTCGTGCTGCTGCATGCCGGGAAGCGGACCCGGAGGGCTGGTGGACATCAAGGTAGGCACTCCCGCTGGCCCCTCGATCCTGACGGCCCCTGCCGCCATTACCTCGACCCCCGGCGTCCCGGTGCCGCTGTCCTTCATCCCCGGCATTTCCATCCCGGCAGGAGTCCCGATCTGCTACATCCTGACGGACATCGGCGCACCGATCTTCTTCCCGACGATGAACGTCAAGTGGAACATGACGTAGCCCTAAAGGACGGGGCTTGCAAGGAATTCTGAAGGAGGTGGGGCGTGCGGAAGATCATCTACGCGCTCGGCGGGATCACCCTGATGATGTCGGTCGGGTGCAACGGGGACTTCCTCAAGATCGACTCGGCCTTCGCGGCACCCCTGGTAGAGAAGGGGGCGGCGATCACGACGACGCTGGGGCTGAAGGCCCTGGTGTCGGACGCCGAGGGCTTCGAGAAGGTGAAGGCGGTGGTCAAGCCGGTGCAGGAGATCATCGAGACCAGCGTGATCCCCATCATCAAGGGAGGGGACCTGGCCGACGTAACGCGGGCGACGGCAGACAAGGCCCTGGCCCTCCTGAACGAGAAGATCCCCCCGGAGATCAAGGGAGTGATCCAACTGGCCGTGAATGGGGCGCTGGCCCTCTTGAAGATGCCCGATAATCCCGCGACGAAACTGGAACCAGGACAGGCTGAAATCATTCTGGCGCTGTTCCGGGGCATCGGGACGGGGGCCTCGGCGTTCATCGTTTGGGGTGGGCCGGGGGCGAAGGGACTCGGGGACATCCCCGTGGTATTGGAAATCACATGGGCCGGAGGAAAGGGCCCGTAGGATCATCGGTCTCCTTCTTTCCTTCCCGCGATCCGCCGGGGGGTTCGCGCCTCCTGGCGGATTTTTTTACAGAATTGCCCTTGACAAAATCTCTAAACGATATATGCTATATATAGGAATTGAGGAGGGTTAAAGATGATGACGCTTCCGAAATCGCGCTGGGCGGACCAGCGGGCGCAGCTGCGCGTTCGCAGGGAGGATCCCCTGAAGGCGAAGATCCGGCAGAACCTGAAGACCATGCTCATGATGGGGGACGACGACCAGGAGATGAAGACCTTCGCGGACAAGGTCTGCAAGCTGCAGCACGAGTTCCGCGATGGCAAGCTCTTCGTCGGGACGGACTACCCCCCGAAGCACGAGGTGCGGAAGTCGGCCAAGACGGGCGATCCCTGGTGCCGATGCCCTGACTTCGCCTTCAGGAGCCGGAAGGGCGGGGGCCTCTGCAAACATCTCGTGTACGCCCAGGCCGCCGAGCTGGCGATCCCCACCACGGGAGACGTCTAAAAAAAGTTATTTATCCCCTTGACAAATAAGGCAAGACGTATATACTGTAGGTAGATCCTGGAAGAAGGAAGGACGAAGGAGGACGAACCATGCGGATCGGTCAGGTTCCGGAAGTTCTGCGGGCGCACGAATCGGCGGGCAACGCGGTCATGCTCTGGTCGCCTCCGGGCGTCGGCAAGAGCTCGCTGGTCGGGCAGATGAGCGACGAGGACGGCGTCCTCAATGTCGACATCCGCCTCAGCCTCCTCAACCCGGTCGACCTGCGGGGCATCCCCATCGTCAAGGGGGACCGGGTCGAGTGGGTCCCCCCCGTGTTCCTGGTCAACAAGGGGCCGTGCCGCTTCTTCCTCGACGAGATCAACATCGCCCCGCCCACGACCCAGGCCGCAGCCTACCAGTGGGTGCTGGACGGGCGGATCGGCGAGTGGGCGATGGACCGCACCCCGATGGTCACGAAGACGGGGTGCAAGCGCCCGGCGCAGACGATCGTCGCTGCCGGGAACCGCGCCTCCGATCAGGCATTCGTCCACCAGATGCCCGCCCCCCTGCGGAACAGGATGGCGCACATCGAGGTGGAACCCCACCTGGACGACTGGAAGGAGTGGGCCTGGAAGTCCGGGGTCGACGGGCGGATCATCAACTTCCTCCAGTTCACTTCGCGGGTCGGGGTCGGGCTCAACGCCGACTCCCCCTGGGGCCTTCTCTTCTTCTTCGACCCGAAGATCCACGCGACGGGGGCCTTCCCGACCCCGCGCTCCTGGGTCCAGGTCAGCAACTTCGTCGGGGTGAATCCCCGGCTGGCCATGAACACCGAGGCGATCGCCGGGATGATCGGCGGGGCTTGCGCCCAGAAGTTCGTGGCCTTCCTCAAGGTTGCGGACAAACTGCCGAACGCCGACCGGGTCCTCGACGGCGAGATCGCCCTGAACCCGCCCTCGGAACCCAGCGCCCTCTACGCCTTCTGCGGTGCGCTCACCGCCGCCCTCATCCGGAGGGAGAAGGACAAGCGGGTGAAGGCCACCGAGAACGTCGCCCAGTACTGCGTCAAGCACTGGGCCGATGCGGCGGAGTTCGCCATCCTGACCATGAAGGACTTCGGCAGGACGCCCGAATACAAGGAGGTCTACCGGAACGTGATCGTCACCAAGGGCTGGCGCGACTTCGCAAAGTGCTTCGGCCAGCTTTTGGAGGTGTAGGAATTCCTTGACAAATACGGGGAATCACCTATAATACAGGCAGAGTCAGGATTGAGGTGAAAGATGGCCGACAACGAAAACCTCTTCGCCAAGAGCAAGGTTCAGCTGGTTCTGAACCATCCGTTCTTCGGCGTCCTGGTCTGCCACCTCCCGACCGAGCCGATGGATCCCGCGATCATGGTGGCGCTGGGGTGCCCTCCCACGGCGATGGTCGACGGGAAGAAGATCTACTACAACGCCGAATGGGTGAAGAGCCTCCCCGAGAAGCAGCGGATGGGCCTCCTTTGCCACGAGATCATGCACCCCGCCCTTCAGCACCTTTGGAGACGCGGGGCTCGCGAGCCCGAGACCTGGAACCGGGCTTGTGACTTCGTGGTGAACGACATCATCCTCAACACGAAGAATGGGGGCGGAACGGGATTCGAGCTCCCCCCCGGCGGGTGCATCGATAGCCAGTTCTCCGGGATGTCGGTCGAGCAGGTCTACCACATTCTGAAGGAGCAGGAACAAGGGAAGGGAAAGGGGAAGCGGGCGAAGGAAGGCAAAGTCCTCGACGGGCACCTGGAGAAGGAATACGAAAAGGGCGGAGGAAAGGGGAAGGGGGGGAGGGAGGCCGGGGGGCAGGGAGACAGCAAGAAGGATGGCAAGGGGAACGACAAGAAAGACGGGAAGGGCAAGGGGCAGGAGAAGGCCGGGCAGGACAATGGCGGGGCCAAGGAAGAGGCCGAGCGCCAGCGCCAGGAAGCGGAGAAGAAGGCCAACCAGGGCAAGGGCAAACCCGAGGAGAACGAGGAAGAGGAAGAGGACGAGGGGGAGGGCGACCAGGATGGGGAAGCGCCCAACCAGCAACGGGAGGGGGAAGGCGGGAACGCCGACTTCAACGAGGGAAGCCTCGACGATGTGAAAGAGGACATGCAGGAGGTTTGGAAGGGCCTCCTCACCCAGGCGGCGATGGTTGCGAAGTCTCGGGGAACCCTGCCCGGCCAGCTGGAGCGGCTGGTGGGGGAAGTCACGAAGCCCAAGGTGCCGTGGCAGCGGATCATCGAGATGTACATCAATGACACGATCCGCGACGACTACGATATGTGCTGCCAGGATCGACGCTTCCTCATGCAGGGGATCTACTTCCCCGAGTTGCAAAGCAACGCGGCGAGCGTGGTGGTTGCGACCGACACCTCCGGATCCATCGGGGGGGAAGAGCTGAAGACTTTCGTCGGGGAGATCACGGGCATCCTGCGGTGCAGGGGGGTATCGTCGATGAGGCTGATGGCCTGCGACGCCGAGATCACCCTGGACGAGACGCTCCTCCCGACCGACGCTTTGCCGGAGAACTTCCCCGGCGGCGGTGGGACGGACTTCCGCCCCGTCTTCAAGAAGATCGTCGACAGCCTGGAGGGGATTCCTCCTGCCCTGATCGTGTACCTGACGGACGGCTACGGGACTTTCCCGGAGAAGGACATCGGCATCCCGACGATCTGGTTGATCGCGGCCCATTCGGGAACCCCCGACGAGAGCCTTCCCAAACCGCCCTTCGGAATCACCGTTCGGTACGACCTGGACACGGAGGTCATCGGTGTCCTTTGAAATCGAAGAAGAAGCGCGGGGGCCTTACGAAGAGATCTACCGGACGACCGAGGTCCAGGTAGGTCTCTTTCTCATTTCCCTTGGGTTCGAGTCGGCGGCTGAAGATCCGACTCCACTTGGAATCCACTACTCCCCTTCCGTATGGAAGCGCGGGATGGGGTTCGGGGCGGTCATCCGGGTCTTCCCGAGATTCAATTCCTTCAAGATGGAAGTGCATCTCGGGGTGTACTCCGAGGAGCGGGATGCGATGGGGGAGGACGTTTCCTACGTCTCTCCCGTTGCTATTTCCATTGAGGAGGATAGTCACCACTGGCAGGACGTGCTGAACAAAAAGATCCAGTCCGCAGTCGAGCACGGGCTGAAGGCCATGAATCTGACCTGCCCTCACTGTGGCGGGAAGATGAAAGAGAGGAAGATCCGGGTGGAGGGGGCCCACAAGGGCGAGTCTTTTTACGGCTGCTCGAAGTATCCGCAATGCCGGGGAGCGAGATTTCCATGGAACGCGGGGGCGCAAAACGACGAGGGAAAGTGGGCATTTGCCAAATGCCCCGATTGCGACGCTCCCTTGGTTATTCGGTACGCCAAGCAGGGAAGGAACGAGGGAAACAGGTTCTATGGATGCAAGGCGTACCCGAAGTGCAAGCGGATCGTCCAGGAAGACGAGCTGATGGCCCTTCGGCTCATGCAGGGGGAAGACGCCAAAAGCCCCTGGGAATGGACCCCCCCGGAGCCCCCTCCGGAACCTTCTCCCGGTTTACCTATAGATTTAACTTTCTGATTTTACCCTTGACAAATTATTCAAACGATATATACTATGCTTAGGATGATGGAGAAAGGGGAAAGGGTGAACAAGAACATAATAAACTGGGACAGGGCCTGGGAAGACTGCAAGGACGAGATCAGCGATGTCGGGGGCGGGCTCTTCCTGAGCGCGGTTCCAAAGGCGAACAATCTTCGGGACCTGGGGATCAAGAACGTCCTCAACGTGGCACGGGAGCAGGGGGACGTTCACCTGTGCTACGGCAACTTCAACGTCGCCCACTTCTGCATCGAGGACGGCATCCCGATGAATCCGATGATGGTGCGGTCGGCCTTGAAGACCCTGCGGGAGATGCACCGGACGGGGCCAACCCTGGTTCACTGCGGGATGGGGGTCAGCCGGTCGCCGACAATCATCGCCCTCTACTGGTACGCCAGGGGCGAGGTGGACTCCCTGGACGAGGGCATCGAGATCCTTCAGCGAGCGCGGCCCTGTGTTTCCCCGAACCACATCGTGGACAAGAAAGTCATGCGGGCGGTCGACGGTCTTCGCCGGACGTGGACGAAGCATGGGACCCCCGCGACCATACCGATGTAACGAGGAGGTGAACATGCCCGGTCTCGAAAACTGCGGAGTCCTGCACTACGACATCCCGGTGAGCATCAGCAGGTTCGGCATCTGGCTCCGCAAGGAGCTGCGGAAGGGCAAGGCCCTCCCGGCGTCCAAGAGCGTCTACCTGGTGAACTGGTCGGACGTTCCGCGCCTCCAGGGGGTGGTGGACGGGGCGAAGGCCGCCTACACCGACAAGTACCCCGAGGAGGCCGCGACCCTCAACCGCCTCTCGGTCGCCTTCCTGAAGTTCGACAACGCCACGGGAGAAGAGGCCCTCCGGATGGCGATCGAGGGCATGAACCGCCTCATCGCGGAAACGACCGACTCCCTCAAGAAGCAGATCAAGAAGGCCGCTGGCGAGGGCCTCCCCCGCGCCATCCAGCGCAAGTTCATCAAGCGCATCAAGGAATGCAAGATGCTCGCGGTGGCCTTCCGGCTGATGGACGACGTCGAGGGGCCGATGGCGGAGCTCTGGACCCTGGTCGAGGAGGAGATCGGGGCCGAGGTCGCCGCGCAGATCGCCAAGAAGGCGGAGGCACGGCTCGCTAAGGCGGTGGCCTAACCGGGTGGTCGGGAAGGGGGCCGGGCACGACAGTGCCCCGCCCCCATCTCGCCGTTGGGGGCAAGGATGAAGTGGAGGAAGTACAAGGAGAGGGGGAATCGGCTGGTCGCCCTGAAGGAGCCCCGTCTTGTTAGCCGCGTGGGGTACGAGGTGGACTTCGAGGAGGCTTGCCGGATGGTGGCGCGGGAGGCTACTTTCGTTCCAGGGGATCCCAGGATCGAAGATGCGAAGACGGAGTTGGCGGGTTGGCCGGTTCGACAGGACAAGGATTTCGACCTCAAAATCGTCTCTCTCCATAACAGCCTGTGGAAGTACTGGGACGATCGGGCGAACTTCCGGAAGCACCTGAAGGACAATCTTGAGGAGGCGATAGGGCACCTGGGGATCGATGTTGTTGTGGCGGCCATCGACCACGCGGTCGTGAGAAATATGGTTTTAGATCGTCTCCGGTCGGAAGTTCATGGCGGGCAAGAGAGGAAGATCTTTTTCAATGCCCTGCCTCCCGATCAGCAAGGATGGCGTGGTCCGTGGGAGGTTCTTGGCTGGGGGACGGCGTACACGGGGACCTACTACCCTGGCAGCGGGGGTAGGGGAGGGGAAGACGACTATGAACCCCCCGGCCTCGCGGGTGCCAAGGCCCACGTTCTTTTGAGGGTCGCCTACGATGGGAGGGTCTTTGGTATTCCGGGGGAGGCAAGGATGGTCCTGAAGGAGGACACCTATCCATGGGAAAACGAGGCGGTTGCACAGAAGATGCTACCGATCGAAATTCAGGTCGGTTTGGGGCGATCATGAAACGGCTGAAGCATCTCTTGAAGGAATGGGAGTGCGGATTTCCAAAGACCGAGTGTGGCAAGCTGGTGGAGGAGGAGGATGCCACCCTCGTCCTTGAACACGTGACGTGCGGGACGTGTATCCGAAGCAAGGGATTCAAAAAGCTCCGACAGAGTCGTCCCTTCAGATGGGCGCAGAGGAGGTAGGGGTGGAAGACGGCAGAGCGACCTACTGGCAGGACGCCATCTCAAGGAACATCCCCCTGGGGAACGTGTCGAAGGAGGAGGTGGAAAGAGCCCCCGAGGAGAGGGCGGATCCCTTCTTCATCGCCGGGATGGTTCTGGCCGCCAGGGGAGGAGAGGACCTGAGCGACGAGCAGGTTCACCAGTCGGAAGATGTTGTGAGGGAGAATCTTCTGCACGAAGGGCTCCGCAGACGATTTGCGAAAAATCGGCCCAAGCTTTTCTGCCTTCGTGACCTCCCCCTGCTTGAACTTGACAGGCGAATGGAAATCCCCGAGCGGGAGTTCATGCTCGGGCTGGCCTACATGATTCGGGAGAAAACGGGCAGGGAGCTGACCGCCGAGCAGGCCGCCTCGGAGATCGACTACCGATTGACTGGAGGGAACAACTAATGAAGAAGGAAAACATCGGGAGGGGGATGGCTTGTCCCTACTGCAAGTCGGAGATGAGGGACGGCAAGTGCTCGGGTTGTGGCGCGTGGGTGGACTCCTACGGAATCATCCACCGGCCCAAGTGCCAGGGAGGATTTCACGAGGAGTGCCCCGGGAAGGGAGGGCAGGAAGGAAAGAAAAAGGACGAGGAGGACGAGGAGGATGGCGACGATGAGGACGATGACGAGAACGATTAGTTGGGGCTTGACAAAAGAAACAAGTACCTTATAGTATAAAGGTGGATTGAGGCGCAAACGATGGCGAAGCGACGAATCGCTGGGGCCGGGGGTGTGGTGCCGGATCTGATGGTCTTTGACAGGACGACAGATCGGAAATTTCACGCCATGAAGTACTTCGCGGAAAAGATGATCCCCGGCAACCCTCTGGGCAAGACGGTGTACCTCACCATCGCGCATCATCGAAGGAGCAAGGCCAAGTTTCCCGTTTCGATTTCGACCTACCAATCCAAAGACGGGTGGCTTCACGCCAAGGTGAGAGTGAGTTCTTTCGCCGCCTTCCCCTGCACGACCCAGGTCAAGACCAAGACGACCGCTGTGGAAGACAAGGTGGCGCAGGTTCTGATGAACGCCCGGTTCACCTACGAGTTCGACGACGTGACATTCTCGAACGCCGATGAGGCGGCGGTCTTCGGCGCTGGGAACGGCTTGTTCTGGGCCCTTCGGAAGCTCAACCGAATCGAGGGGCGGAATGCGAAGACGACCAGGAATCTTCATGGGCTGAAGTGGCTCAGCGCCTTCCGATTCTGGATCGCGCAGAAGGACGACGCGGCCATCGTGCCCGAGAAGATTGTCGACCGGAGGGAGTTGTGCCGGAAGTGACGGTTGTTTTGACCCAAGAGGATTTCCGGCGGCTCGTAGCCGGTCGACCCGTCGAGGTCGAGGTGAAGCTGCGGGGGATCCAATGGTGGATCCGATTTGGCCTGAAGGATCTCGACTTTTCCGCAATGGTCGAAGCAGTCAGGGATGCGATGGAAGGAATGGCCTGTGTCAAAGCAGACGATGATCAGAAGGAGTCTGGTCAAAAAGGCCAGGGGAATGACTCGGAAACTTCAGGCGCAGGTCAAGATTCTGGAGGAGGAGATCAGCGCCCTGAAGGTAGCGGCGGCTCTTGAAGACGGGCGCATGAGGATGGATGGGAAAGAGAACAGGTGGTATCACGGTCAGAGCAGGAAGGCGCAACTGGGGAGGGTGTACTTCCCGCTTCCCAAGGGATGGCTGCTGGACACGAACGATGGAAGACCCTCTGTGGGGGCCATCGAGAAGCATGAGCAGGCATACGTGGAAGTTTTCGTTTTGAAGTTGGAGGAGTGAGAATGGCAAGGATACTGACAGTTTACATCAGGAAAGAAATGATCGAACAGATCCTCAAGGGAGAGGATCCCAAGATCGGAGTGGCGGACAGCGCGGGCCAGAAGTGGAAAGCCGCGCTCGCCAAGAAGGGCAGCACCCTGGAGGAGGGATTCGTTCTTTCCCTTGGGGAAGTTCCGAAGTGGGTTCTCTACATCGAGGGGCATCCGATCGGGACCGGTCAGAACGATAACCCGGGGGATGCCCTCCGCGAAGCGTTCGCGGCGGCGGGGTTGACGTCCATGCCCGAGGCGGTGGAGGCCAAGGCCATCAACGCGGAGACGGGCGACGCCTACTCGATTTTCACGCTCGAAGGTTCCGCCTACTGCGTTCCCGTGACGCAATTCGCGGAGGAGGTCGCCAAGTCCTCGAATTGGACGACGGCGAGGCAGGCCAAGCGGCCCGAGATCGACGCCCTGATGAAGGAGCTCAAGGCGCTCCCCAAGGGGTAGGGGGGACCACATGGAGGAGCAGGCGTTTCCCAGCGTGACCGTCAAAAGGTGGACGGCGTGCGGCGTGATGGACGTCACCCTCGTCTTCAATTCTGGCGGAAAGGTCAGTGGGGTTTTTCCCCGCCTTGGGAAGGGGTTCACCTGCAAAGGGCTCCTCTGCGGGGTTGCGGGAAATCTTGCCGGGAGGGCCATCCAGCTGGGGGTGCCAATCTCCTCCGTCGTGGCAGCAATGAAGGGGACGGCCTGTCCCGAGGCGAAGGACAAGAGGTCCTGCCTCGACGCGATCGCCGGGGTGCTCGACGAGCATGGAGGATCTAATGCCCCTCCCAGTGAATGACCTTTCGTTCATGTTCATCTGCCGCTTCTGTGAGTGCTTCGCCGAAGCGAAGGACGCGGGCAGCGCGTCGTGCGGGAAGGCTTGCGGGGGTCCGAAGAAGCGGATGGACTACCCCAAGTACCGGGGGCCGCTCACGACGAAGTACATCGCGGATCACTGCTTCGTTTGCGGGGAGGAGACCAGGATTTCCGTTCATGTCCACAAGGAAGACCGGGCTCTGGGCGTCTGCGAGAAGCACCTGATTTTTGCCGGGATCGGATACGATGACATCAAGAAGGTGAAGGCGGAGAACATGGGAATCATGTGTCCGAAGATGGTTCCCATTTCTCCCGAGGAATTGTTCGGCCTCAAGGGGCCAGAGGACAAATCATGATCCGATGCGACATCTGCCGGATGGAGTTCAAGGACGACAACGCGGAGAGGTTGGATCGAACGAAGCATGGATGGCCCGTTCCCACGGGCGAATCGGACAAGGCGACGGGTGCCTCCATCTGGAAGGTTCGCCTGTGCGCCGACGCGTCGCCCGCCGAGATCCTGGCGTACCGCAAGGTGAAAGCGGACCAGAAATCGGGAATCGTTTGCAAGGGGTTCTCAAATCTCCCGACAAAGAGGGGAAAGCAGTAGGGGCATGGAAAAGGTAGGATTAGCTCGGGCTCGGATGGCGGGGCAGGCGGCCAGGAAGCTGGTCATGGGGGTCATTCAGGAGAAGAAGCATCGACATAAGCGCGTCCGAGCGGCCCTGCTCCAGGCGGCGAAGGAATTCAGCATCGAGATGGGGAAAGGGATGGAATTTCAAATCATCACCAGGGTCTTGAAGTGGTACGAGCATGGATCGACGACGGATTCCTCCTTTTTCGACCATCTCTTCGCGGGTTTCCCCTGCAACATCTCCAAGGAGGAGGCGGTTGCGGAGATTATGATGGGGATTCCTCTCGACAAAAAGGAGTGGCAGAAGAGCTCATGAATGAGGGCATGCCCAAGGAAGCCGAGGACGCGTTCTGGTTGTCCTTCGGAGCCAAGCTACCCCCAGGAGCGAAGGTCTTCGTCTCGAAGACGGCGGAGTCCCCGAGGACCTTCCTGGATGCCAGGGGGGCGCTCCTTTCCTGCATCCCTTCCGCCATGAAGGCGCGCTTGATCTTCGTGGACCTGTATCCCGAGGCGAACTGGGCGCACGATTGTCTCTACATCTTCGCGGTGTCGGGTGGGAACCTGTTCGCGGTAGCGCACGATTGGCCCCCGCTTGGACATGACGATTTTCTTCCCATGGAAAAGAAAGGGTGAGCAGTGGACGCGAAGCAAATGAAGTCGCTGGAGAAGAGGCTCCTGGAGAAACGGGAGCGGCTCTCCAACGACATCGGGAACATGAAGGCCGACGATGGGGTGAGAATACCCAGCAAGGATCCCGAGGAGTTCGACTACGAGGTCGAGATCACGCGGGGCCTGATCGAGACGGAAGAGAGGGAGATCCGCGAGATCGACGACGCTTTGGCGAGGATTGCGGACAAGACCTTCGGGACCTGTGAATCCTGCGGGAAGGGAATTTCTATCGTCCGGCTCAAGTCCCTTCCGAATTCTCGGCTGTGTCTTCCCTGCAAAAGGAAAGAGGAGGACAATTGGTGAACTCGGAAGAATACGACGGGGCGCTGGGCCTCCCCAGCTCACGGCTTGCAAGGCTGAAGACGCTCACGGGCCAGCCCGCACACCCGGCGGAAGGCGACGTCTACTACAATGTCGTCATGGACAGGTTCTTTATCTATACCGAGAGGCGCTGGGATGACCTTCTTCACCCGGCCCCGCAGGAGTTGAAGAAGGTGAAGGATCTGTATCGGCTGAAGACCCTTGGTCTTGACGCGGCGATGGAGGCCGTCGAGCTGAGTCATGAACGAGGCAAGGACGGGAAGTGCAAGAGGGGGTGCCCCGGGTGCGTCGTTAGGGACATGTTCGAGTCCCTGCTGGTTGCCAATCGCATCATGGAGTAGAAGATGAAGCCCGGCGATGCCGTCATTTTGAAGGGGAGGGTCATCGAAAAAGAGGATCGGCCAGGGTTCCTATGGTCCATGTCCTCGAAGGGGGATCACCTCACCCTCATCGAGGGGAAGGCCGACATCGGAGGATGCGTACTGGCGAAGGACTACCAGGGCGAGATCCACTGCATCAACCCGGACCTGTTCGAGGTGCTGTGGACCGCAGAGGAGATGGTCGCCAGGAAGATGATGGAGCCGGAGGTGATGCAGTTCAAGCCGGTGAGTGCCCCGGAGATCGCGCAACGGCTCCTACAGTACGTGGCCCAGATGGGGTCTGTCAATCTCGACAAGGAGATCACCGCCGATTGGAAGTGGGTGAAGGGAGACATGAAGTGAGACGCATGATCGTGCTTCTGGCGGTCGTTTTCATGGTAGGGTGCCCTTCGTCGAAGCTTCTTCGGGAGACCCCGGTGATGGACACGGACCTCGCGACGATCGAGAAGGCCCACTCCCAGGAGATCCTGACCCATCTTCTCCCCGAGGGGCTCCTCATCTACGCCAAGCGGCCCCCGGGCGACCTCAAGGCCCTTTACGAGCAGGGGACCGCCCAGGCCGATGGCGCGTTTCACAACGGGATCTACTTGGCTTCTCTGTCCCTGAAGTACGCGGTGACGAAGGATCCAGCGGACCAAGCGAAGGCCCTGGCCTGCTGGAAGGCCCACCATCTTCTGGTCGCTGGCTCCGGCTACTCCGGTCTGGTGGCGCGATCCTACGGCAAGCACGATCCATCGGAGACGACGCTGACCTTCAGGAGGGACGGGAGCGGAGACGGGCAGGGCGGGTGGTTGTTCGGGACGAACATCTTCGTGCGGCGGGCTGCCGACGACGCATCCAAGGCGGAAGCGGCGGCGGACGTGAAGGCCATCGCCATGCACATGAGGAAGCACCACCTGAAGGTCTACCAGAACGAGAACACGCCGACCCCTTACGGGGACTTCAACACGCCGGTCATGGGCGTCCCCATCGGGCACTACGGCGTGGCGATGATGGCCCTCGCCAACCTCGCCTTGAAGTTGAACCCAGGGGACGGGGAGTGTGAAGCATTCTTGAACTGGCTGATTGAGAAGGACTACCACCGGCAGGCCCAATACTTCTACCCGTGGTTCCCCCATTCGGCGGCGAACACGTTCATGTACGGCATGAACATGATCACCCTTTGGATGAACGACGAGTCGCCGCACCGGAGGGAGTTCTACCTCGCGGGCGCGGATTCCTTCTGGGAGCGGAGCCACGCCTGGCAAATGGCGTTCTACGCCCTGTCCTACAAGTTCGTGGGGGGAACCAAGTACAGCGGGGATGTGATGGACGCCGTCGCCCGGCTGAAGAATTTGACCCAACGGTACAACCCCTACGCTGACCAGTACCAGAACACCAAGACGCACGAGAAGGTGGTTCCGCTGGAGTGCCGTCCGGTGACCTCGACCGCGTGGTCTTCGAGCGCATACGAGGAGCTGCTCAAGGCGGAGGGAGGAGACCCGACTCTGGACTACTCCCGGCAGGACTTTCTGCTCGCCTACTGGATGGGTCGGTACATGGGGGCCCTTGAATGATCGTAAAACTTGAAGATCATCTGTGGCTTCGGAACGAGATACTGGAGAAGGTCAGCGCGGCGACGGAGACGGTCGTTCGCTCATTTTTCATCACGAAGATGGGGATGGAAGGGGGGGTTACCAAGGCGGTTCAGAAGGCGGCGGAGGAGGCGTTGCGGCCTTATGGCATCATGTCGTCGTGGAATCGGGAAAATCTCGCCAAGTACTTGTCCGCCCACGTGGACGTCACGATCAACTTTTTACCGGAGAGTGAGATGGATTTTGTTCGTCCTTGGTCCGGGTGTATTTTCGTCTACATGAATCGGATGACGAAGTTGCTTCAGAAGAGCGGGCTCTTCGCCAACGCCGATGACGCTCGTGCGCTGGGGGAGATCCTCAAGAGGGGGGTGAGGGAGGTAGTCGATGTCAGCCATTGACAGGCTTCTCGATGCGTTGGAGATCAAGGCCCCGTCCGTTGCCGATGCGAGCCAGTTGGCTCCCGTTCTGAAGGCGGACTACGCTGTTCGCACGTTCGCCCGGGAGGCGGCCCAACGCATCCACCAGCAGTTCGGTCTCGACGAAGACCTTCTCTTTTGGATGATCGTGGATGAGAAGGATCCCGAGGAGGAAACCAAGATCGCCGAAGCCGTAGAGGCACGGGCATGGGGGAGGAAGGGGGCGGAGGAGGAAGACGTCTGGGAGGACGAAGAGGAGGACGAGGACTGGGATGAGGATGACCCCGATGATGGGGGGGATCAATAGAAGACGGACCTTGACGAAAGGAACAGGCATGAAGATCGGAAGCATCGAGGATCTCAATCCCGCGCCCTACAACCCGAGGCGGATCGACGCGGAATCCTTGCAGGGCTTGCAGGTCAGCGTCCGGGAGCTCGGCGACATCTCTGGGATCTGCTTCAACGAGCGGACGAAGCAGATGTTTGCAGGGCATCAACGGGTGAGCGCCCTCAAGGCGGAGTTCGGCCCCGACCTCAAGATCGTCGGGGACGAGGTGGTGGGCTTTTCCATCCTCACCCCGAAGGGGGACCGATTCCCCATTCGGATCGTGGACTGGCCGGAGGACAAGGAGCGGCTGGCGAACCTCACGGCCAACAACCACCTGATCCAGGGGGTGTGGACCGAGACCGCTGAGGATGTTCTGGGGCAGGCCAACAACGACTTCCCGGATTTGTGTGAGCAGCTCCGGCTCAACGACCTGGACCTCGAGCTTCTCATCGAGAAGGGGAAGAAGGACCACATCGGGAAGGGCAAGGACGCGGAGCCCGACCTCGACCACGCGGACGCTCTTCTGAAAAAATGGCAAACTGGGGTAGGAGACCTCTGGAAAATTGGAGACCATCTTCTTCTGTGCGGTGACTCCACGAAGGAGGAGGACGTCAAAAGGGTGATGGCCGGGGAGAGGGCTGGCATCTGCTGGACGGACCCACCATGGAACGTGGATTACGGGAAGGACGACCATCCCGCCTACAAGAAAAGGAAGATTGAAAACGACAATCTCGGAGAAAAATTCGACCCCTTCGCGGAGTCTTTTTGCGCCCGGATATATGAGGCCCTGGTGCCGGGGGGAATTTTGTACATGGCGATGTCTGCTCAAGAGTGGGGGCTGATCATGAGGCTGTTGGAGGACGAGGGGTTTCATTGGTCTTCGACCATCATCTGGAACAAGAACTGCGCCGTTCTTTCGAGGAAGGACTACCACACAAAGTACGAGCCTATTTGGTATGGATGGAGGGGGGATGCGCCGAGAATAAAGGATGTCGAGGATCGGAAGCAAAACGACGTCTGGGATATTGATCGCCCGAGTCGGAGCGAAGAACATCCCACAATGAAGCCGGTTGAGCTTGTATCCAGAAGTCTGGCTAACTCTTCGGTGAACGGAGCGATTGTTTTCGAGCCCTTCAGCGGGTCGGGTACGACGGTCGTCGCCAGCGAGAACATGGGCAGGAGATGCCGGGCGATTGAGATCGTGCCCCAGTACGTTGCGGTTTGCCTGGAACGCATGGCGACGGCCTTTCCTGGGATCAAGATCGAAAAAGCATAAATTCTTGGTGTAGGCCCCTTGACTCGGTGACCCTCTCGCCTATGATAGGGGGTGCTGGGAGTTGAGATGGGAATCGTGGTGACGGTTCCCGGAGGAAGAAGATGCAGCGCAGCAACGAAGCTCGGATCTCGGCGTCACCTTCACCAAGGTACGCCGTCTGCGGGGGGTTACGCGGGTTCTCCTGCGCTGCCCCGGTAGCCCCCTATAACCATCAGGCCGCCTTCCCTTCGGGAGGCGGTCTTTTTTTTTGCTGGAAACCCCTTGACAGCTTTCAGACAGGGGAGCAAGAATAGGGGTGTCGGGGGGAAGCGTGGCAACGGACAAACCCTGACAAGCGAAACAAGATGGCCGCTGGCAACGGCCTGAGAACGGAGAAGGGAAGCAAGGATAGTGGGAGCGAAGAATAACAGCACCGAAGAAACCGGTGTCGGTTGCCAACCGACTCCGAGGGGGCGAAGTAGGGAATCTTCCCACTATCCGCCCTGCGTAGCCCCCGAAAAAACAACCAGGCCGCGCCTCGAAAGAGGTTGCGGCCTGTTTTGTTTCCAGGCAGCGCCGAGTGACCGGCGCGGGAAGACGGCGATGGATGCCCTGCAATCCAGGTGACCGGGGCGCGGGGCAAGGACTGCCTGAAGGAATGAAACATGGATTGGGATGCTGACAAGGAACAAGGGGGGGTGATCATCGCCCGGAAGGGCACGGGGCTCCGGCCATTCGTCATGGTCTACGGTCCCCAGGTCCGGGACGAACGCCTTTCCGATGGAGCCTACCGTACCCTGCATCTCCTCGACCTCCTGGAGGGGGCGGATCGAGAGGGGAAGCACAGCCTGGCGCTCATCGCTAAGCTGCGGGGAATGGACGAGAGAACGCTGAGGAGGCACATCCGGGAGCTGGAAGAGGCCAAGGTGATCGAGGTGGAGAACTGCGCCGGGAGGACGAACAGGATATTCATCCTGGAGCCTCTCGATATTTACGGGGCAGACGGCATCAACAGCTTCTACTCCACCGTCCAGAAGGCCAACAAGGAATTGCGGACCTCTCCCCCCGAAGCCACAAGCGGAAGTGTGACCCCGGACAAAAATGTCCCCCCACCCCGGACAAAAATGTCCGGGGTACCCCGGACAAAATTGTCCCCCCCTACCGCCTCAAAAATCGGCGCAAGTCCTATTGACGACAATGGTTTGCGAAAAGCGGTTCGTTCTGGAATAGATAATAGGGGAGTAGATGATCTTGAGCAGAGCCCTAAAGGGGCGTTGTCGCCCGAGGCGACACCGCATCTCGTGCTCAAGGCAGCTGAAGAGAAGGGGGAAGAAGAAGCAGAGACAGGAGCCAAAGCCAAAGCCAAAGGCATCGTCCTCAAGGAAACAATTCATTCAAACGCTGCTTCTTCTGAAATCGCTTCGGGGGCCGCTGGTTGCCCCCAGGACGCGTCGCCCCCAAAGGGCAACCCGGACCAGCGGGGATGGGGGGCATCCCCGGCACCCGCCCAAGGCCAGGCCGGTTCCCCGCCGGATTCCGGGGGGGGCTCAGCGCCCGGGGCCACGGGAGGGAGAAAGGCTCCGCAAACGCTTTGCGCTGCTCCCTTCAAGAGCGAGAGGTCGGGCGGCCAGATTCTGATGCCGGGAAGTGACGACGAGGACGACGGTCGGATTTCCAAGAAGAAGAAGGGCGATACCGAAAAAGACCCTAACGAGTGGAACTGCAACGACGCGGTCAAGTACTTCAACGACCGGTACAAGGCGACATGGCGGGGGGAGGGAGCGCCGTCCTGGGGGGTGGCAGACCTCGCGGGGGTCAAGGGGCGGATCGCGTGGCTGAAGGCCGAGAGGATCGGCGCGGACATGATGAAAAAGGTCATCGACCACATCTACGCGGGGTGGAGCGACGGGCTCCCGGCCAGGTTCAAGTGGGGGACGAGGCCCACGGTGTCCTTGCTCAAGAATATCGGGTTGTTCGAGCGGCTGGTGCGGGAGGTTCAGGGAGGGGTGGGGGGGAGCGGGCGAGTGGACGAGTGGTCGGGGAACACGCCGGAGGGGAAGGTGCGGGAGAAGAAGTACGCGGAGAAGGAAGAGATTGTAGCGAGGTTGATCCATGAGGGTGCCAATCTGGAAACCGCAGAGCGTGAAGCGCGGAGACTGGCTGGATGCTAATGTCCCGGAGGGGAAGTGGGGGGCGAGCCTGGAGGCCCTTCCGGAGAATATCCCCGGAGTTGCGTCCTACCGGCTGAAGATTCAGACGTACCTCGCGGCGATGAAAGAGAACATCGAGAAGGGGAGGGGCCTCCTTATCTTCGGCCCCTACCGGTCGGGGAAGTCTTGCCTTGCCGCTCTCTGCTGCAAGGAGGTCCTGGGTCATCGGTGCAACGCTTTCTGGCTGGAGGCATTCGAGCTGGTGGACGGCTGGAGGTGGAAGGACAACCGATATGCGGGATTCCGAACCGCCCATCTGGTGGTTCTCGATGACTTGGGGACGGAGGCGCAGAGCGCGGGGGTGGATTGGCCGAGGTCGCTGATCAGGGAAGCCATGCGATACCGGCTGGAGCGGCTAATGCCCGTGGTCGTCACGACGAACATGATGCCCGAAGAGGTGCAGAAGGTCTACGGCGACAAATTCGTCGCCTTGATCGACGAGTACCTGACGCCGGTCCTGGTCAAGGGTGCCGAGGGGCATTGGAAGGCGAAGTAGGTGGGAAGCACGACGCTAATCGGCGAGGAAGAAGGGGCATTTAAGACGGCCCGGCTGCCTCTTTCTCTCGCGGACATCCAGAAGATGATCATCAAGTTGAACAATCTTCTGGAAGCCGTCGCCCTGAACCACATGAAGGGGCCGGACGGGAAGTGCGTCGATGGCTGTTGGTCCTGCAAGGTTGAGGACTCCATGCGATCCCTCGCGGTCGCCAAGAAGATTGGGGAGTAACGTGGCAGAGAATTTCGATTCGGAAAAGTGGGGACATACCCTGACACCGCCGCCGTTTTCTTCCACCAATCCTGAAATGGAAATTGACGGGGAGGGCATCGGGGTAATTCTTCGGGATCTCCTGGTGAAGATGGACATTTTGATCGAGGCCATTACGACGACCCACCAGGTCGGGCCGGACGGCAAGTGCCGGGAGGACTGCTGGTCTTGCAAGCTGCAGGAGACCATGCGGGGAATCCGCGTGGCCAGGAAGTTGGGGTCCATGGACAGGGGGTAGCGATGGCGCGGAAAACATCCAAGTCGATCAAGGCAGAGAAGCAGCCTGTTGCAAAAGGCGAGTTCATGTTCATCCCGCCGAAGCCGGACGTTTGCCAAGAATGCGCCACGAAGCATCCTCCTGGGGATCCTCACAATCGGGACTCCTTGTTCTACCAGATGAAATTTCAAGCCGCGCACGGACGGCATCCGCAGTGGAGTGACGCGGTCGCTCACTGCACGTCCGAGGTGCAGGCGTTCTGGAAGGAGGAACTCGAAAAGGCCGGGGTCTGGTCGGAGCCGATCGAGCGCCTGGTCTCTGAAGACAAGGTGGCCCGCGAGATCGGTGGGTTCCCGGTGCATTCGGAAAAGGACCAGAAGGGCGATGTCATGTTCGCGGGTATGACCGAGATCGACCTGGGTAAAAAGCGGAAGTTCGCCAAGGGAAACGAGAAGATCGAAGTCGGCGTCATGATGATCAAAAAGGAGGGCAAGTGACGAAAAGGATCCGGTTCGCGTCACACCTCTGAGGTTGGCATGAAAACCACGGACTTGAAGTCAAGGAGTAGAACCATGAGCCGCAAAGGCTTGATCATTGAACCCATTTTCTGCAAGGGAGGGGATCCCTACGCGGAGATCGAGTGGAGCAGGCGCACGGTTGAGACGAAGGACGAAGGCTTAACCGTCAAGCAGGAGGTGGAAGCCCCGAAGTCGTGGAGCAACAACGCGGTCTCCACGATGGCGACCAAGTACTTCCGGGGGGTTCTGGGGACCTCCGGTCGGGAGACGAGCGCGAAGCAGATGTTCAGCCGTGTCATGGACGAGATCGTCAAGCAGGGGATGGCGAGAAACATCTTCGACAAGGTGAACGGTAGGTTTTTCGGGAACGAGATGAAGGTCCTCCTCTCCAGGCAGATGTACTCCTTCAACAGCCCCGTCTACTTCAACGTGGGGGCGGAGAAGGAACCGCAGGGGGCGGCCTGCTTCATCCTCGTGATCCAGGACGACCTCCGAAGCATAAGCGAGGCCCAGCGGGTGATGATCGTCATCTTCTCCAACGGGTCGGGCAGCGGGTTCAACCTGTCGGCCCTGCGCGAGCAGGGGGCCCCCCTCTCCCGGGGCGGGGCCGCGTCCGGGCCGAATTCGTTTCTGATCGGGTACAACGCATGGGGCGGGATCATCAAGTCGGGAGGGATCCAGCGGCGGGCGGCGATGCTGGCCCGGCTGGATGATTGGCACCCGGACATCTACAACGGCCAGGACAACGGGACCGACTACATCAGCCTGAAGGCGAAGGAGGAGCGGAAGGCGCGGGCGCTGGTGAAGAAGGGCTTCACGGTGGAAGAGGCGTACCAGACGGTCGCCTGCCAGAACGCGAACCTCTCGGTGGGGCTTTCGGATGCCTTCATGCGGGCGGCCCTGGAGGGGAAGGACTGGGCGTTGAAGTCGGTGGTCGGAGGGAAGGTTATCCGGGTGGTCAAGGCGTCGGACGTGCTCGACGCCATCGCCAGGAATTCGCATTACTGCGGCGATCCGGGGGTTCAGTTTGACGACACCATGAATCGCTGGAATCCCCTCATCAAGATCGCCAGGATCCTCTGCACGAATCCTTGCGTTGAGTTCTGCTGCATCGTGAACACGGCCTGCAACTTGGCCTCGCTCAACCTTGCGGCCTTTTACGATCGCGCTCTCGGATTCAAGGATGCGGAGTTCGAGGCGGCGGTGAGGCTCTCGGTCATCGCCCAGGACATCCTGGTGGACATGTGCGGGTATCCCACGGAGGAAATCACGAAGAACTCCCGCGCCTACCGCCCGCTGGGCTTGGGGTTTTCCAATCTGGGGGGGATGTTCCTGAAGATGGGGATCCCCTACGACAGCGACGCGGCGAGGACGTGGGCCTCGTCGATCACCTCTCGCATGACGGCCACGGCGTACCTCGCGTCGTCCGAGCTCGCCAAGGTGATTGGGCCGTTCACGGGTTTCGAGGAGAACAAGAAGGGGGTCCTCTCCGTCCTGAAGCAGCACCGGACGAAGTTCGCGGGGGTGATGGATCAGTTCGGAACCCTCGTCCCCGGGTTGGACAAGGTGGAAGACCTCTGGGAGAAGGCGTACACGGCGGCGGCGAAGCACGGGGTCCGCAACTGCCAGGTGACGCTGGTGCCTCCGGCAGGAACCATTTCGCACCTGATGGATTGCGCGACGACGGGAATCGAGCCCCTCTTGTTCCTCGTCACCAAGAAGAAGCTGGCCGGAGGAGGGGAGATGACCTTTAGCCCATCGGTCGGGGAAACGCTCTCCGGCCTCGGCTACCCCTCGCAGGAGAGGGACATCCTTCTGGCGTACATCAAGGAAAACGGGAACCTGGATGGGTCCCCGATCAAGCCGCAGCACCTCCCGATTTTCGATCCCGTGTACCCTCTCAACGCGACCGATCGGCACATTTCGATCCAGGGGCAGATGCTCATGATGGCGGCGGTTCAGCCTTTCATCAGCGGGGCCATCTCGAAGACCTTCGGCCTGCCCAAGAACGCCCCGGTTCAGGACGTAAGGGACATCATCGTCCAGGCGTGGAAGCTCGGACTGAAGGCCGTGTCGGTGTTCCGCGACGGGTGTAAGATGAGCCAGCCGGTGGTGAATGCCCTCTCCGAAAACGGGTTGCTGGATGACGACGGTCCTGCCAGGGAAAGGTTGCCCGATGACACGGATGCCAAGAAGCACCGGGTCGTGATCGGTGGGTCGAAGATGTACATCCTCCCCTCCTTCTACCCCGACGGCAGGCTGGGGGAGGTGTTCATCAACGGGCTCGGGAAGGATGGCTCGACCCTCAAGGCGCTGGTGGAAGCGTTGCTGACCGCCGTCTCCATCGGGCTCCAGTACGGCATCCCGCTGGAGGTGTTCGCGGAGAAGTTCGTTGGGACCATCTTTTCGCCCAAGGGATTCACGTCGGATCCCAAGATCCCGAGCTGCACCAGCCTTATCGACTACATCTTCAAGTTCCTCGACATGAACTACGGGGACGGGATCTTCGTCAATTCCGAGGACAAAACCAGCGGAAGCGAGAAGGCGGAGTTCCTGGTCGAGAACAGCCTCCACAAGATCATCAGGAGGGTTCGGGATTCTTCCGGGGCGGTTCTCACGGGGGAGACCTGCGACAGGTGCGGGGCGCTCGCGGTTCGGAAGGGCCCGTGCAAGTACTGCACGGACGATTCGTGTCCGGAATCCAAGAACGGAATCTGCGGGTAGGAGGACGAGATGCCGGGGAAGAAGGGTCCATCGAGAAACATGGTGCGGCGGCTGGCGGAGGTTGCCCCCGAGAACCTCGCCAGGGAGAACGAGGAGCTGCGGAGGGATAGGGATGCCTTGAAGCAGGCGCTCTCGATGAAGATCGGCGAGCACGTCAGGACGTTGACCCTTGGGAAGAATGACATCCTGATCCTCAAGCCGCCAACGACGAATCCGATGATTTCCACCGAGTCGCTCGCGGAGGTTGGGTTGGCCATGGCCCAGAGCCTCCGTGCGAGAGCGGGGTGGGAGGGGACCATCCTCATAGAAGCCGGTGCGTTGGTCGAGAGGATGAAGCCGGAGGAGGAGCAGAAGCTCTTCGACGTCTTGAAAAAGAAACAAGGTGACGGGAATCTGCCTTGACAAAAGTCGGGAACGGCATATAGTGTAGGAAAGATCGGAGGTTCCGATGCCCAGCCTTGATATGTGTCTGGTGATCCACCTTGTGAGGGGTGGACACCTTCGGGCGGTGCGCGATTCTGGCTTGAAGGAAGAGGCGCTGTTCGACGAAGCGAAGGTGATCTTCCGATATTCCATGGAGCACTTCGGGAAGTTCGGGAAGATGCCCGAGCCTGCCACGGTGGAGAACGACCTGCGGGTCGCCATCCCTCTAATTTCGGACGTTCCCGAACCGGTGGAGTACTACATCAGCCGGGTGAAGGAGCGGGCGCTCGATAAAATCGTCAAGGACTACACCAAGGAGCAGCTCGCCAAGTCTGACCGGATGAATGCGAAGGGGGCCGTTCAGCAGGCCAAGGATCTCCTCTCGGAAGTCGGGAGGATGAGTCTTACGGGGGAGCCCGTCAGCGACTGGACGCAAAGGACGGACGAGCGGTGGGCGGCGTACAAGGAGGCGGCTCGGTTCAAGGGGATCCTTGGCATTCCGACTCCATGGCCGAGCGTGAACGATGTCACTCATGGGATACGCAAGGGGGACTTCTGGTTGATCGTCGGACGCCCCGGCACGGGGAAGACCTGGTATCTGACGAAGATGGCGATTGGGGCGTGGGTCTTCCTCTTCACCGTGAAGTTCAATGAGGACGGGTCCATCTCCGAGACGCGGCCTTGCCGGGTACTCTTCATCTCCCTGGAAATGCTGGACGAGGACATCAAGCAGCGGATGGACTCGATCCATTCCCGTTTGCCCTATACGGGCATCACGGCGGGGACGTTGGGCATGATCATCGACGACAAGTACAAGGAGCACCTCGAAGTCCTCAAGGGGAAGAATCCCCTGCTGCTGGCCACGCGGCGGCAGGTCCAGGATGTTCGGGATCTCCCCGTTGTGATCGAAGAGGTCCGGCCCGACGTGGTGTTCATCGACGGGATCTACAAGCTGCGGATCGGGGCCGGGAGGTATAAGAGCAACTGGGAGAAGATCACCGACATCGCGGATGAATTGGACATGATCGCCAAGACCAAGGGGGTGCCGATCATCGGGACGACGCAATTCAACCGGGGCGCGGTGAAGGTGGGGTCGCCGAAGAAGGGAAAGGGGAAGGCCATCCCCATCATGGGGCTGGAGAACCTGGCCTTCGCCGACGCCCTGGGGATGAACCCGGATGTGGTGGTGGGGCTGGTTTCCACCAAGCGCACGAGGGACAACAAGGAGCTGCTGCTTCAGCTCATCAAGAATCGGCGGGGAAAGAGCGGGATCTGGGTCACTCAATTCGATCCTGACACCGGTTCCTATGATGAGGTTGCCCCTTACGAGGAGGGGGACAACTACGGCGGGGATGGCGCGGACGACGACGATGAGGCGGCGGATGTTTCTGCAGGGTATTGACCCTGTGGCAGATTTAACCGGATAGATCTTGAGGGGGGAATAATGCCAAATTGGGTCATAGAGCGAGGGCCCGACGGTATGCCGTGCGCTCTATGGTGGGCTCCGGGACGTGACGAGATGGAGCGCAAGGAACGCAAAGAGCGCGACCGCAAGGTGCGAGGGCGGGTCTACGAGGCGGCGAGAGCGTGGGCCTTTGCGCGGGGCCTTTGTGATTCAGAAGGTTATCTATGCGAGCCGAAGCGATTGTTGAACTGGCGGGGATGATGGGGTCGGACGCGAGGGCGCGGAAGACCTACGTTTCCATGCAGTGCCCCTTCGCCCCCTTCTATCACGAGAAGGGGACGGACAACACTCCGAGCCTGAACGTATTCGTGGTGGATGGGGGTCGTTCAGGATGGAAGTGTTGGTCTTGCAACCAGCACGGGACGCTTCCCGGGATGATCATCCGGTGGGCGCTCTTGACGAAGAAGGACGCCACACTGCTCCTGGATCTGGTTGACAAGGAGGAGAACTCCGTCGAAGCCATTTGCGGAAGGCTGGATCGGAAGTGGGACGAGAAGTGGGGAGAGAGGGACGCCGCTGCCGTTAGGGAGAAGGAATTCGACATTTTTAGCGAGGAGGAGCTGGCCCCGTTCCTCGGAAGGGTTCCGCAGTACATCCTTGATCGGGGATTCGAGATCGAGACGTGCAAGGCGTGGATGCTGGGGTACGACAGGGAGTGGAGGGTCGACGGGGTCGTGCGCCCGAGGCTGACGATTCCCATTCGCCGTCGGGACGGGAAGTTGGTGGGGCTGGCGGGGAGGGCGATTGACGACATCAAGGAGGGGAAGTATTGGAACTACTGGAACTTTCCCAAGAGTCACTACCTGTTCGGGGAGAACATGGTCCTGGCGAGGGAGGCCGTGATCAAGGCGGCGGAAGGGGACAAGTACGAGCCCCTGTCTGGCCTCTCCGTGGTGGAGGGTTACCTTGACGCGATCAAGTGGTGGGAGTACGAGATTCCCACCGTCGCCATCATGGGGTCTGCTCCGAGCAAGGAGCAATACGAGATGCTCAAGGAGTATGGGCGGATCTACATCGCCCTGGACGCAGATGCCGGGGGCGAGTCGGGGGTGTCGGACATGCTCAAGACGCTGAGGGATCGCCTTCCTCTGTTCCGGGTTAGGTTCCCCGACGGCAAGACCGACCCGAAGCAATGCACGAGGGAGGAGGCGTGGACGTCGCTCGAAACGGCTAAAAGAATATCTTGAAAAAAATCAGAAAAGCCCTTGACAAAATCTATAAACGATTTATAGCATAGAGTAGGAAAACAAGGTGGAAAGGAGGTGTTGTGGCGTAAGGCAAAAGAAAGGCGTGTGAAGGATTTACGAGGAAGTTTGTGAAGGGTTGTACCAATGCCAGATCCGAATTGGTTCGACACCGGGAAGGGCGCGGTGGACCGCGTCAATCAGAAGAGCTCTGGGTTTGCGGCTTCTCGCCGGTTCTACATGAAGTCGGGTTCCGAGGCGGTGATTCTCTTCCTCGATGGGGACAACACCGACGCCGAGCCCATCGGGTCCTTCCGGGAGCACGCTTACGTGACGAAGGACGGCAAGTGGCCGAACTTCAGCACCTGCCCCGGCCCCAAGGACTGCGTCGTCTTCTGCAAGGGGGGCGTTCGGCCCTACGACGGATGGCCGTTCACCATCCTCCAGATTAGCCCGGTGTACAAGGACCGGGACGGCAAGGAGCACACGAACGAGAGAAAGCTGCTGGTCGCCAAGAAGGAGGCCATGCAGAAGATCCTGCGGCACATCGCTCATCGGAAGGGGCTGGTTGGGACGGTCTGGAACATCTTCCGTTCCGGCGAACGCTCCTACACCATCGGGGACGACTGGCAGTTCGATCGGAAGATCGGCGGGGACGCTCAGATGACCCCGCAGGCGAGGCGCGAGCTGATTTCCAAGGAGCTCAGCCTTCCCTTGGAGGGGGTCCAGCCGATGAACTACCGGGAGATCCTGAAGCCCAAGGACGAGAACGACCTGACGTTCGAGGGGGTCGACATCGAGGCCACGAAGCGGAAGAATTCCTGGACGGGCGACCGCAACGGCAAGGGCGGCCAGGGCGGAGGGCATGGCGGGGGGCAGGCCGCGAAGGGATCCGATGCGGGTGCCGAGGTGAAGTACTAACAGAAGGACTCCGGTGGGGAGGGACGAGACGGCTCGCCCCTCCCCATGTTTGCCGGATAGCTCAGTTGGAAGAGCGCGAGCCTGTTAAGCTCGATGCCGGGGGTTCGAGCCCCTCTCCGGCAGCCAGGTTTCCAGTTGGGATGTAGGGCCAGGACCCCATCATCTAAGGAGTCGCCAGCGGCAATGGGTAGGACTACGGTCGCGCCGTGGCCGGGCCCAAAGAGTCCCCCCTCTTGGTAACGGGGGCTTAGAGCCGCAGGGAAAGCGCGTGGCGTGCGGCGGCGGATCGGAGCTCGTACTATCGAAGGGTTCCTTCTGGTCCGTTTGCATCAGAGCGCCATAAGCCATGCGAGGAGGTTTGCCCCGGTAGTACGAGAGGAGCCCGGGGTCTGAGGGGAATCGGAAGTAGGGGGCCGGGGATGGAAACTGAAACGGCTCCTGAGAATCCGACCAGGGTTGCCAAGAACCCCTGTGAACCCGATGCCTCCAAGCGCCCTAAGAGCGTTTGGCTTAACGGCACACCTCTGGAAACCAATGGGCGAGTAGCTCAGCCGGTCAGAGCGCCTGCCTTACAAGCAGGAGGTCGGCAGTCCGATCCTGCCTTCGCCCACCAAAGGCTCCGACTCGGACCCTCACCGGCATTGCGTCCGGCGGCGACCGAGGGTGTGGGGCCTTATGGGCGTGTAGCTCAGCTGGTTAGAGCGCTTGCCTGATAAGCAAGAGGTCGGCGGTTCGAGTCCGCCTTCGCCCACCAGGGAGAGGAAGTGGGTGCCCCTGGTGCCTCCACCCCGCACCCCGGCGAATCGCGATCGACCGTGGGTGAGTAGAAAACCAGGCGGCGGGGATGGTAACAGACCCGTCGAGGGCTCGGGTGGCCTCTCACGCGGGAGTAGCTCAGTTGGCAGAGCGCCAGCCCTCCAAGCTGGCCGTCGTGGGTTCAACTCCCATCTCCCGCTCCACAGGGAGGAATGCTGCCGTGGCAACGTGATGGTTCGCCATCCCGGCCCGGAGGCGCCTCCCGTGCCACCCTGGCTCAACGGTAGAGCGACGCTTTCGTAAAGCGTAGGCTGTCGGTTCGATTCCGACGGGTGGCTCCAGCCGCCTTAGCTCAAAGGCAGAGCGACGGTTTTGTAAACCGTAGGTTGTCGGTTCAAGTCCGACAGGTGGCTTATGACGCGGGGTGGTGTAGCCTGGTAACATGCGGGCCTCATAAGCCCGAGACCACGGGTTCAAATCCCGTCCCCGCTACCAGATGACCGACAGGAAGATTCAGGCCGAGGCTCGCCTCTACAAGCTGTTCCGGGGGGCTCAGGAGAGCCTCACGGATCAGGAGAAGACCATCCTCTCTGCCTTGGAGACCATCAACGGCGTGAAGGAGGCGGCGGACGCTCCAAGGGGGAAGAGCATGAATAGGGCGGATCTCAATGCAGCGGTGGCAGCGATCAAGGCGGTGGATACGTTTGCCCTTGACCTTGAGACCCAGAGCACGACCAAGAACAAGGCCGATGCCACGAATCCAAGGCGGAACAGGATCGAGGGGGTGGCCCTGGCGATCGGGATGAGGCCGAGCGAATCGTGGTGGTTCCCCTTCCTGAACGTCCCCGCCGAAGAGACCTTCTCGCAGGTCGAGGTCTTCCGCGCTCTCGATCCCATCCTCAAGGATCCTTCCAAGTTCATCGTCGGGTCCAATACCAAGTTCGACCTGGAGTGCCTGAAGGTCCAGGGCGTAGACGTCAAGAATCGGATCATCGACACGGTCGTCTCGGACTGGCTTGTCGACGAGAACCTCAAGCGGCACGGCCTGAAGGAACTCGTGGAGAGGTATTTCAAGATCAAGCTGGAGAAGTACGGCGAGGCCAAGGCGGTGAAGGAGGGGATCGCTGAAGACGACCGCAAACGGTTTGCGGAGTACGCCACGAACGACGCCCGCTACGTCTTGAAGGTGTGGAAAGAGATCCATCTGAAGGAGCTCAGCAAGGACCCCAAGTGCAAAGACGACCCCAAGACGATGCCCCGCCTTCTGAGGCTCTTCCACGAAGTTGAAATGGAAATCGTGGAGATTCTGGTGGAAGCGGAGCTGATGGGCGTTCGGATCGACATGGTGTATCTCGACGCCCTGGAAAAGCGCATGACGGATGAGGCGGAGCAGGCGAAGCAAGCCGCGATCAAGATCTACGGGCAGGAATTCGACATCGGGAGCCCCACGGTGGTTTCCGAGATTCTATTCGGAATTCCTTCTGACGAAGCCCTCGCCGATGTCGTCGCCGAAAAGGCTTTCAAGACGGGGAAGTCGGCAAAGGACATCCTGGCGAAGATGACGGACCGGGGGAATCTCTTCGGGGGGGCCCCGAAGGGTCTTCTTCCTCTCCCGGTCGACATGAAGGGGGCGCTGCTGCCCCCAGGCAAGAACGGGCTCTACTCGACGGACGACGAGATCCTCGGAAAGCTGAAGGGGGCGCACCCGATCGTCGAGAAGATCCTCGATCACCGATGGGCGACCAAGACCAAGAACACCTATGTGACTTCGTATCGAGAGCTCATCGAGGAGGACGGGCGGGTTCACCCCGACTTCAAGCAGGCTGGGACCATCGCCTTTCGATTCGCCTGCAAGCGGCCCAACCTCCAGCAGATCCCCAAGGAGAAGGGGCTGGTCAAGCCAATGTTCATCCCCGCCGATGGGCACTCCTTCGTGTGCGGGGACTTCAACCAGCTTCAGTTCCGCCTGATCGGTCACTTCGCCAAGCGGGTCCTCAAGAAGTCGGTGATCCACGAGGCGTATCTGGCAGGGAAGGATCTCCACACCAAGACCAAGGACGACATGAAGCTCCCCGACCGCACGGCGGCGAAGGTCGTGAACTTCGCTTTCCTCTTCGGGCGCGGGGCGGATTCCCTTTCCGAGAAGGACAATATCCCCTTCCCCATGGCGAAGGGGTACTACGAGGGGTTTCACAAGAATTACCCCGAGGTCAAGAAGATGGCGATGTGGGCGCGGCAGTGCATCTGCGATCAGGGGTACATCGAATCCCTGACGGGGAGGCGCAGGAGGTTCATGCAGCACAAGGGGAAGGATCAATTCCGCCGTCGTGAGAAGGGTGAAAAGGACGACGGCCTGTGGTGGGACGGCTGGAAGGCATGGAACTCCGTCATCCAGATGGCCGAGTCCGACCTGGTGCGGATTTCCATGCGGAACATCTTCCGGGAGATCAAGGAGCGCAGGAAGACCGATTCCAGGTGGAACACGGTCAAGATCCTGATTCAGATCCACGATGAGCTGGTGATCGAGGCCCCCACCGAGATCGTCGAGGAGGTCGCCAAGATGGCGAAGGAGAAGGCGGAGACCGCGCTTTCGCTGGAGGTGCCGATCATCTTCGAGGTGGGCGTGTCTTCAGAGAATTGGGAGGCGGCCAAGAAGTGAGCGAGCCTCAAGCCAACCCGGAGCACGACCCGAAGAACCCAGCCCAGGCGGCGGCGAACCTGGGGATGATTCCCGAGCCTTCCGAAGAGTTCCTCGAAGCCTTCAGGGAGGGTAGTTCGGGGATGGTTGTCGATTGTGAGTTCTGCGGGAGGGTGTACTTCGCAACGCAGGACAGCGGCGACTACGAAGAAG